ATATCCATGCCAAGCTCCTTTGCAATGGCATTGCCTGTGGTAGGGATAATCTGCATCAATCCATAGGCCGAAGAGCGAGATAAAGCAAGCGGATCAAAAAGGCTTTCCTGACGAATCACGGAAAGAATAAAAAGGGGGTCTATATTGTATTGCCTGGCTAATCGCATAAGGTAACTTCTATACTCTTCACCTGCAACTCTCAACACGTTGGGATGATCGCAATGTGCAATTTCAATGTAAGCGATGTAACATGACTGGCGGTCAGCAATTTATGTTTGCAAAAAGATTAGATGAAGTTTACGGAAGCGGAACAGCAGAAGAATTGTTGTATCTTAGTAATCAATTAAAGAAGTGGAGCATAGCTGAATTGGAGGAAGAGATCAGAAAATTTGAAAGGAAGATTGATGAGTTCAAAAGAACAAATCACAGAGAAGATATATAAAAATCTACTCAACAAAGCGTTTGCGTATAGTCGGCACTATGACGCATACGACCTTCTCCACCATTGTATCGAAATCGCCCTTAAAAAGAAACCCGAAAACATAGAGGCGTATGTAACCAACATGATGAAGAACGAAGTAACCAACGAATTCTCGTCATTCAGGAGGTTATACGATTCTGAAATCAAACCCACCCGACTAACATCGACAGACATTCTACTCAGGGAGGAGTACGATTGTTATTTAGACGATTTGCCAGTGTATTACAGGGCGGTGTGGGAGTTGGTCAGACAGGGGTATAGTCATCGGGAAATCAGCGAAAGAACCAAAGGGGTTTTATTTAGAAGTCCAGATGGTATAACTGTCAGCCATATAAAGTATATCGTTCAGCGAGTTCGGGAACACATAAAATCAAAGATCAATGATTAAGGTTGCGTTTGTTGCGAATACACCATTATTGGAAGGTCTTGGATTAGGAGAAGAAATAGACAGTTACGACATTGTATATCGAACTAATATGTGGCCAGTTCTTAACAAAAAAGACTACGGAAGCAAGACAAACGTCATATCAGTATTGAGGGAGTTCCACGACAGAGCGAGAAGTTATGATGTAGAGACGCTTGTGTTTTGTGATTATGATAAAAAAGAAGATGACGGACACGTATATCTAAGCAGGGAAGAGAGAAAAAGGTGCAAGAACTATCTACTCAATAGGTATGGCTTTGATGTGAAGTGGCCAACGGCGGGAATGATGGCGTAGTGGTTATATCGCGATCATGATTTTACCTACTACGGAATAACGGGATACCAAAATGACAAGAAAAAAGTAGTTAGTCATTCAGAATTAGACCACTACTCACGGGAGTATAAGAAATGGGCAGGAAATCACAATGTTGAGAGGTGGAAACGGGCAAACATGAATAACTATGTATTTCACGATTTTGAGGCACAGAATAAAATAATGAAAATGATGTTGAATGAGGGCATTATTAAGATGCATGAATCATCACTTAAATACTTCCAATAACATCAACAATGATATGATAAGTGAAAAGGCAACCATACACCACACAGCGGTCATTTATGACAATGTGCAGATTGAGGATGATGTGTATATCGGGGCGCATTGCGTTATCGGAGCGAAGCCAGAATACAAAGACTTCTATAAATATCCTAACAAGGGAGTTGTAATAAGAAAGGGCGCAGTATTAACAGGGCTTGTATCGGTAGATGGCGGAACGATTAGATCAACAGAGATAGGTGAGAATTGCATATTGATGAAACAGTCTCACGTTGGGCATGATTGTATTTTGGAAAACGACATTACTCTGAGTCCAGGTGTTAGAATAGGAGGGCATTGTTATATCATGCAATGGGTGAACTTTGGGATGAACGCTACTTGTCATCAACGTCAGGTTGTCGGAGAATTTTCAATGATTGGAATGAACTGCACCATCACTAAGAAAAGCACGATCAGACCTTACAACACATACATCGGAAGCCCTGCAAAGTTTCTCTCTTTGAATAAGAAGATGATAACAAACGAGGATGTAATAATGGCGGCGCACCAAAGGTATGATAAAGTAAAAGAGAGTTGGAAATGATTAGTGTAATACTCAACACACTTAACAGATCAGAACTCACACCTCCCTGCGTGGAATGGAGCGTGAAGTGTTGCGGCTATCCACGCGAGGAGATGGAGGTTATCATCACCGATAACGGAAGCTATGAGGGCGTGATCAGGAATTGGGGTGAGAAGTTCGCAGATATACACATTCAGAACGAGGAAAACATCGGAAACCCACAAGGTCTTAACGGTGGGCTGTCGATTGCAAAAGGGGAGTATATTGCGCTATTAGGGAATGACTATAACATGAGGCGAAATTGGCTGAGAGTGGCCATTGATTTCATCGACAAGAATCCAGAAGTGGGAATAGTGGGGTTCGGGCAAACAAGGCATCCGCAATTTCAATTTAGTGGGATGAACACCCATCAAGTAATGAAGAGCAGCGACTACGCTGCGCTCGGCAAGTTAGTCGGGCTAGAGTTCGGCTCAAACTCTAGCCTGACTAGCTCTGATGGGGTGTTGTTTACCCCCGGAAAAAGCGGAGACGCCTATCTGTCTATGATACAGATGGCAAGGGTCAGGGGCATCGATCTAGCAGATCAGTTCAATCAGACAGGTGACTATAACCTAAGCTATCAGCAAGCACGAATTGTTCGCAACGCTATGCAGTCATACAAAAGCGAAGCCAACAAGTTTGATTTCGTGGACATGATCGAGAACTTTATAGCCGAGGGCCAAGGGCCGAGTATCGATGTCCTTATTGTCGATGAGGCTCAGGACCTTGTACCGCTACAGTGGAAGATGGTTCTCGGGGTGCTACGTCCTATTGCCAAACGTATCTATTATGCAGGGGATGACGATCAGTGTATCTATGCGTGGATGGGTGTTCAGGTGCGGGACTTCTTGGGAGCTTGTGAGAACAAGGAGATATTGCAGCAGTCATATAGGATACCCGCGCAGGTGCATGATGTAGCGGGTCGCCTTGTCAAGAGAATAGGTGTGCGTCAGGAAAAAATTTGGAATCCTGCCACTCATCAGGGGACAGTTGTCTGGCATCATGATATTATGGATGTAGACATCAGAACCGGTGAGTGGTTAATCCTTGCAAGAACAAATTACATTGCAAATCAAATCTCTACACAGCTTAAAGAAAGCGGTTATGTATTCTACCGCGAAGGTTCTGGTTGGTCTGTATCCCCCAACATCCTAGAAGCAATTGAGGTATGGTTACGCTTATGCAAAGGACACGCTTTATCTGCCCAACAGTTGAAGACCTTCGAGAAACAAATCAGACCAAACATTTTGCCCAAGTCTGGGCGCTCTATACTCCGCTCCCTAGATCCAGATCAAGACTATACTCTCGACGACATTACAAAGAAATGCTTGTGGCCCGTGTCGAAGGAGACACCGTGGTACGAGATAGTGAAGGTGTCGGAGAAGGAGCAGATATATATAACTTCTGTCCGCCGTGCGGGGGAGAGGATCCTTACAGACAAACCTCGTTTAAAAATTTCTACGATCCATAAGGCCAAGGGTGGTGAGGCAGACAACGTGCTGCTTCTTCTCGACTCTACAAAAGCTGCATTAGAAAGTCCTGATCAAGATTCCGAGGTCAGGACTTTTTATGTGGGTATTACACGGGCTAAGAAAGCCTTGCATTTAGTTGAACCAAAAACAAGAAACGGATTCTACCTATGAAAACCAGAGAAGACTTCCTCAACAAAGCAGAAGAACTAATCAACGGGCCGAGAGCCAAGGAGTACGGGCCTGCCAAGTTCAACCACGAACGCATTGCCACGATCTGGAGTATCATTCTTGGTCGCGCTGTTACTGCGGAACAGGTGGTCGCTTGTATGATTGGTGTTAAGCTGGCGCGGTTGGCGGAAGACATGACCAAGAACGACTCGTGGGTAGACATCATTGGGTACGCCGCACTGGGCGGGGAGATAGTTAACGATGAAGAAAACTAAGCCGCATCAGTTTAGCTTTATCGACGATCCCAGAAACAGAGGTGAGTTTCCTATTATGCGTGACAGCACAGACATTGAAGATCAGGAAGAAATTAAACAGCAGGCGGCAAATCCTTTGTCACAAGACTGGCATCCGCCTTCAACCTTTCCAGACCTGACCGGTCATGAGCGCATCGCAGTTGACCTTGAGACAAGAGATCCAAACCTGATGTCTCTTGGACCGGGCTGGGTACGCAAGGACGGGTACATTATTGGTATTGCCGTGGCTGCGGGTGATAGTTCTTGGTACTTTCCTATCAAGCATGAAGGCGGGGGCAACATGCCACGCACCGCTGTCATGAACTGGTTCAAAAAGCAAATGGCTACGCCACATATCGAGAAGGTTTTTCACAATGCGATGTATGATCTGGGCTGGCTACGCGCTGAAGGGATCGAGGTTGAAGGGCGCATCATCGACACAATGATAGCCGCGCCCCTGCTCAACGAGAACCGTAGGTACTACAACCTTAACTCCTTGGCTGGAGAGTATTTAGGTGAGTGGAAAAACGAAAAGCTCCTGAAGCAAGCAGCCGAATACTTTGGTGTGGATCCGAAGAGTGGTATGTGGAAGCTGCCATCAACATTTGTTGGTGCATACGCCGAGCAAGATGCTGCCGTTACCCTGCGCTTGTGGGACAGGCTACGCACAGACATCGTCAAGGACGAAGTTTCTAGTATCTTTGACCTCGAGATTAGTCTGCTTCCGGTGTTGCTTGACATGAAAACAAAAGGCGTTCGGGTTGACATCGATGCTGCCGAACGCGCGCGTAAGCTTTTGCAGTCCAGAGAGGTAACCCTACTAAAAGAAATAAAGGAAGAGACCGGCGTCACTATTGAGCCGTGGGTCGCTACATCTATTGCAAAGGCGTTCGACGCCGTTGGGCTTGAGTACCATAGGACAGACAACTCGGGGGTTCCGTCCTTTACAAAACAGTTTCTTGCCAACCACCCGCATCCTGTGGCGCAGAAGATCGTTAAGCTTCGCGAGTTTAACAAAGCCAACACAACATTTATTGAAACTATTCTCGAGCATTCTCATAACGGACGTATCCATTGTGACTTCAATCCCTTGCGGTCTGATGATGGTGGTACTGTGACGGGAAGATTTTCTTCAAGCAATCCGAATCTACAACAGATACCGGCGCGTGATCCAGAGATAAAGAAAATGATCCGTGGTCTCTTTATACCAGAAGAAGGCACCAAGTGGGGAAGTTTTGACTATGCTTCACAAGAGCCTCGCTGGCTGGCACACTACTGCGCCAGCATTCAAGGGGCAGCGCGGCATCCGGAGATCGACAACGTGGTTCAGATGTATCACGACGGCGATGCGGACTTCCACCAGATGGTGGCAGACTTGGCAGGGATCACTCGTAAGGAAGCAAAGACAGTGAACCTCGGCATCATGTACGGTATGGGCAAGAAGAAGCTGGCTGCAACCTTGGATGTGACAGAGGAAGAAGCGACAGAACTACTGTCCCAGTACAACGCCAAGGTCCCGTTTGTTCGCGGCATTGCAGATATGGCATCTCAACAAGCAGAGAAAGTAGGACACATTCGTACCTACCTTGGTCGTAAGTGCCGCTTCGATATGTGGGAACCAAAAGCCTACGGCTACCACAAGGCAATGAAGCTCGAGGAAGCAGCCAAGGAATATGGTGGTCGTCAGGCTATTCGTCCGGCTTTTACATACAAGGCTTTGAACAAACTAATCCAAGGTTCAAGTGCCGACCAGACTAAGAAAGCTATGGTGGATTTATACAAAGAAGGAATTCTTGCTCATATACAAATCCATGAT